CTTTCCGCTCCTGAACGTTGTTCATCTTCATAGAAGTGCTCCATTAAGCAAAAAAGTCGGTCTGTCTGTTCGTGCTGAACTCGGTGCTAGTGTTCCACGTCGTGATCGTGTCAACGGTTGTGTTGCGCTGAGTGCTTGTGTTCCAAACCGTCGTTGTATCTCGATTCGTTGCGGTGTCAAAAACTGTATTGTAGTTAGAGACTGTGTCTCGGTTTGTGCCTCTAGAGGTAGAAGTAAGCCATGCCGTGATTGTTGCGACGACCGTCTCTGTATCGAATAGCGTGTTGTAGTTTGATGTGGTTGATTTCGCCGTGATTCGATCTGTGCCAGTGTTGAAGACGGTGTTTGTGTCGACGACGGTTGTGGTGTCGAAATTGGTGACATAGACAGAATTTGTGCCCCGAGTGGTAAGGCGGCTAGTTCCTGTGATGAATTCCGTGAGCGTAGAGCGCTCTGTTTGCGTGTTGAATATTGTGTCGTAGTTGGTGTTTGTGAGCCGGTCTGTCTGGCGATTCGTTCCTGTGGCGAAAGCCGTAATTGTGTTGCGATTTGTGACCGTGTTAAATAATGTGTCGTAGTTCGTGTTTGTGGCACGTCCTGTGATGCGATCTGTATTTGTGTTGAAAACGGTCTGCGTATCGCGATTTGTGTTCGTGTTGAAAACTGTAGTGTAAATTGTGCTCGTGGCGCGATTTGTGTTGAAGTTGGTCGACGTGAGCCAGACAGTTGTCGTGTCTCGATTTGTGTTGAAAAAGGTCGTTGTATTGAACGACGTAGTGGTGGCTCGGTTTGTGTTGAAGTTGGTCGCTGTGAGCCGAGAAGTTGCGGTGTCTCGGTTTGTTGATCGAGTTGTATTTGTGTTCCAAACTGTCAGCGTAGACCGGCTCTCTGCGGAATCGTAATTTGTGTTGAAAACGGTGTTCGTAGTGTACGCCGTTGTAGTGTCTCTGTTTGTGTTCGTGTTAAATACTGTGTCTGTAGACCGGCTCTCGTCTGAATTGTAATTGGTGTTAAATACCGTGTTTGTAGTCCGGCTCTCTGCTGTATTGATGTTGGTAGCCGTTAGCCAAGATGTCGTCGTATTGCGGCTCTCGTCTGAGTTGTAATTGGTATTAAAGACCGTGTTCGTAGCTCTAGACTCCGCTGTGTTTATGTTCGTGGCAGTAAGCCACGATGTAGTGGTGCTTCTACTCTCTGCGGAGTTGTAGTTAGTGTTAAACACCGTGTTTGTTGTTCGGCTCTCTGCGGTGTTCAGGTTGGTTGACGTCAGCCAAGCCGTCGTAGTGCTTCGGCTTTCTGCCGTGCTTCTACTTTCAATCGTGCTGGCGCTCGTTGCCCAGACGGTATTCGTAACCACCGAAACCACGCCAGCGTAGTCGTAGGGCGTCCAGTAGTTGGTCGCGACGTAGTCTTGATAGTAAGACGTCGTGTTCCGGTTAGTGTTGAATACCGTAGTCGTAGAGTATGAAGTCGTCGTCGAATAAGCCGTAGTGGTGCTCCGGCTTGTTGTGGTGTTAAAGACGGTGTTTGTGGTGTATGCGGTTGTTGTGTCCCGATTGGTAGACCGATTTGTGTTTGTGACGTAAGCGGTGGTCGTGCTTCGGTTTGTCGTGGTGTTAAATACCGTGTTAGTTGTATAGGCTGTCGTCGTATCCCGATTGGTGCTTCGGTTTGTATTGGTAACGTAGGCGGTCGTCGTGCCCCTGCTGGTCGCCGTATTAAAGACCGTGTTAGTTGTGTATGCGGTAGTTGTGTCTCTATTGGTCGACCGATTGGTATTGGTGACGTAGGCGGTAGTTGTGTTTCTGTTGGTCGCAGTCGCCCAAACTGTATTTGTCGATCTGCTCTCTGCCGTGTCTCGGTTGGTTAAGCGGTTGGTGTTGGTGACGTAGTTTGTCGTCGTATTGATATTGGTCGCGGTTAGGTAGACCGTATTGAACACCGTGTTAGTGTTCCAAGTCGTCGACGTATTAAACACCGTGTCATAGTTGGTGTTTGTCGCTCGGTTCGTGCCCGTCAGTCGGTTGGTGCCGAATATCGTATTAGTGACGCGACTGGTGTTCGTATTAAAGACCGTGTCGTAGTTCGTATTAGTTGCGCGGTCGGTAAGCCGAGAAGTTGCCGTCGCCCAGACCGTGTTTGTAGTCCGGTTGGTGGCTGTCGGGAACGTAGTCGTATAAACCGTCTCAGTAGCTCGATCGGTGTTCCGATTGGTGCCGGTAGCGAATGCCGTGTTCGTCGACCGGTTTGTGATCGTGTTAAACAGCGTATCGTAAACCGTAGACGTTGCTCGGTTGGTGTTGCGGTTGGTCGAGGTGAGCCAAGCCGTCGTCGTGTTCCGGTTGGTTAGCGTATCGAAGTTGGTCGAATACTGGGTTCCGGTTAGGATGTTGGTCACCCGAGACGTGCCAGTCAACCAAGCGGTTGCCGTTGTGCGATTGGTCGCGGTGTCGAATGCGGTCGTGTAGTCGGTCGTGGTCGCGACGTTAGTGTTGCGAGAGGTGCCCGTAATAAACGCCGTATTTGTTAGGCGGTTGGTCGCTGTATCAAATACAGTGTTAAACGCAGTATTTGTTAGGACGTTGGTATTGCGGGAGGTGCTGGTCTGCCAGATCGTGTTTGTAACGCGATTGGTAGCCGTGACAAAGCTAGTGACCCACGTCGTGCTGGTGACGCGCTGAGTGGCTGTGTCGCGGTTGGTTAGGTATTCTGTAATCCACCGCTTTATTTCCCACATCCACATAGTTAATCACCCAAAGTCGCCGATGTAATTGATTAGGATGGTGTTGGCATCCACGACGAAATAGTTCACGGCGCTGATCGTATTAGCCGCCGTCTCTTGAACGATTGCCTCAGCTCTTGGCGTCTTGAACTCACTCGGGAAAGTGATCGAGTGACCGCCGGTCGCGTTCTGTTTAAATACGATTGTGCCAGTCATTCCGACGTTTGTGGCGACATTGGACAAAGATAGGGTGGTGTTCCCTACCAGCGTAATGATGAAGTTTTGCTCGTTAAAGTCCAGCGTCGTCGTGGCGGTAGATGACGCCGTCAGCGTGTTTTTGCTTTGGGCGGTGTCTGCCTTGTCACCCTGCGTCGCTGTGGCAAAAGCATTCGCGTCTAGGTTGGTCGATCGGACGAAAAGCGTCCCGTTTGATGCGTTGTTTACGACAAACGCGATCGGCAAGCTCAAGTCGGTGCCCGTCGGCTCAGTAGCCGTCAATGCGCCCGCAGTGGTCGAACTTGCATAAAGTATCGATCCAGCGCTAAAGCCTGAAAGGTCGATCTGTCTAATCTTGCCAAAATGCGAGACCTTGCCGTCGGCATCGTTGGCGATGTCCTCTGCCGTAACGCCTAGCATGTACTTGGCGCCTATGGTGCCATTGGCGATGAACTTGCCTACCGTGATTCGTCCAGAGGCGCCTATGGTTCCCGTCGCATAAACCACGGTGCCAGCGTCTATCTGTGCCCCAGAGTTATTGCGAACATGGTAGAAAACGTCCTGCGCAAGATGCGCGGATATACCGTCGACCGATAGGTGTAGGGTGTCTTCGTCGGTATCCCAAGTTAGCGTCCCTTGGGTGCCCGTTCCGCCAGATAGTTGAACAGACGCAAAGACAGGCGCGTCCCCCGACTCGTACTTGTCCGAGTTGAGGTTGGTGAAGTTAGCGTCTACCTCTGCATTTGTGAGAGGCGAACCCTTGCCCGCCCGAGTTGTAATCGTCGACATTGGCTCGCCCTGTCTGCTGGTTAAGCGGCGTTAATGGTGATCGTCCAAGTGATTTGGAGAGTGTCGTCCGCCGCCTTGTTGACAACATCAAAGACGGTATGGCATAGCATGTCGCCACCGCTTGCGGCATTAAAAATGCCAGCTTCAACGACCGCGCCGGTGCCGGTGCCAGCCCCGAAATCGCCGACATAAGCCACCGAATTATTTGTTACCGTCGTGGATGTCAGGGAAACTCGTCCCAACTCACCGCCCAGAGCTGTATCTCCAGCGGCGGCGGCGGTGTTGACCGATCCGACTGCCATGTGAGACATCGCGGTAGCGGTGGCGTCCTTCATGCGTGAGGCAATAAATGCCAAACCGGTATTTACGACAATGTTATAGACCTTGCGCTCGTCCTTTAGGTTGCCATTGCTGTCGCGCAAGACGACCGATAATGTTCCAACCAGATTGAGGTTTTCTTTAATCATGTGAATGCTCCTGAATATCCGACATAGTCCTCGGCGAAATAGTCAAAACTACAGTAATTTTGACCTCGATACGTACCAGCGCTAGAGGCAGAGCCTAAGTCTGGTAGGTTCTTTTGTGGCGATTTTACTAAAATTTGACTAATCGAACTACTGTCCGATCTAGCCGTAAGAAAAGACAGCGCGAGGCTGTCCGCCGCGTCCGGTGCTTCACTAAGCGCCTTCCTAAGATCATACGCTAACGCATCAATTGATGTTGGATTTTCTACACGAACCGCGCCAAAAGCGATCGACGCAAAATCCGATGCGCCTGAGCCTTCTCCTAACAACCTACCCCTTGCAAGAGAGGTGATGTCCTCCGATACCCCGACAGAACTGCTTAGAGCTTTAATCACGCTCTTATCCAGAGACTCGACAGCCTGCCCAGAGTCGCTAAATGGTCGGATATACGAAACAAGCAACCCGATCTGCTCGGATGCCCCAGTCGCGTCGGTAAAACCCTTAGCGACCGATAAGGCGACCTGTTGGCTTATGGCGCCAGCGTCTGCCAGTGCCTTGGTGACTTCAAAGGCGATGATCTGCGTAGCTGTCGGGTTCTCTGCCTCAGCCTTGCCAAAAGCCCGCTGGACGGCTTCTATGGCTCCGGTGCTGTCTTGATATTGCCTGACGTATGAAACGAGCCTGTATAGGCTCTCAGCCGCCTGCGTGTTGTTTTGCTTGATCTTGTGGAAGCTGATCTCTTGATCGTCCTCGATCGTCGCGGTGCCATCGACGTCGTCGGTAGCGGAAACAAAGTCCCTGATTAGCTTATTTACGAGAAAAATCGGGTCTGAGTCAGAGGCTGTAGCCGGATCAGCTAGGGTTTTCCCGAATAATATCGTGTCGCTATCTGTCGCCTGAGCGAAATCCGGCGATATTTGCTTAATGAAAGAGATTGCCAGTTGGTCGGTTGAGTACCCGGCGTCCGATATTGATTTGGAGAGATATAACGCCAATGACTCGGCGACAGCCGATTCGTCCGCTCTTGTCTTGGCGAATTCTAGTAAGACCTGATCTACGGTAGCCGATATCGAATCGGACTGTCTGGTCAAGTACAGATTAAGAAAATCACCAAGCTCCGCCGCCAGCTTCAGGTAATCGACCTCGGTCGACAGCTTCAGGTCATCACTTCGGACCCCAGCCTTTAACGCATTGAAAATGACGTTATAGAGGTTCACCCAAGTTGCCCCCTAACGTCAAGCGTCAAGAGATCGAATACTGTCTCGGTATAGTTAGCATGCTCTATCTCTATTTCAGCCTCGTAAAGACCGGCGGAAATATCTAAATCGCCATCAACCCACGCTACCACCGCCTCACCCGATGTTGGGTTGTTGACGACGCACGTTTTCGTCAGGGTCAGACTGGTAGAGCCGATCTTGCGGATGTGACAATAAACCGTGCAATCGGTTAAGTCTGCGATCTCGTTGTTATCTCCACGAGTAAGAGTGAGCTGGATTTGAGGCTTGGTGTCGCCCTGTACCAATTGATAAACCGCCATTTAGGACACTCCTTAGCTTGTGGGGGCGCCTGTGACATCTATCGCAGTTTTTGCCTTCTTTACCCTTGGCTTCCTAGCCACCGGGGTTGCTTTGAATTCGTCTGGTTCAGCGTTGCCGCCGATTCGCATAGCCAAGCCATTCCGAATCATTCCATTAGCGACGTTTCTTTCCCATTCAGTAGAAAGCTCCAGAATATCGCCCGTCCTTAAACGCTTGGTGGATGAGCCATCCTCAGCCGTAGCCATTGCGCAAGGTCTGACAATACTAATTTTCATGTATGAAACTTCCTATTGAATGAAAAAGAGGGGACCCCTGTCCCCCCTCTGCAATAGCCGCTTAGGAAGCCGCCATCGCCATCACGGTCATGGCTTCAGCCAACACGACCTCGCCACCTACGCGACGACGTGCCAAATAACGCACGTTGCCGACAGCGGCTTGGGTGTAAGCATCGCGCAAAACGCTAAGTGCCACGCGGTCAACGATCATGTAGCCACGGCGGAAGTCACCGAAGATAACCGGCTTCGCGCTAGCGGCGATGTCGGCAACGTCAGGAGCCTCGACGTATGAGTGACCCAAAATCGTATTAGGCAGACCAGCTTGTCCGCTGAAGCCAGCTTGGAAGATGTACGCGCCTGCTGAATCCTTCAGCTTACGCACAGCGCCCAAAGTCGCGCGGTTCAACATGAATTGAGCGTTGCGAGCATAGTCGGTCTTCAGAGAGTGGACCAAGTTGATCAACTCGTCAGCGGTAACCGCTGTAGCTGATGCACAAGTCACGCCGGTGGCAACGGTTGAACCGTTGGTGATACCTGTGGGCTTGTTGGTGCCGTTACCGTTAACAAAAGCGGCGCCTTCAGCTTTGGCAAACTGCTCGGCGAACTCTTGGTTCATTTCAGCCTCAAGATTGAAGACGCTGTCTTCCAACAAGGCTTGTGAAATGTCGACCATAGCGTACAACTCATGTGTAGCGATCGTGTTCAAGCTGGTGGTGTAGCCGGTGGTTTCGGTACGTGTACCGCTCTCAGCCGTCCATGCCGCCGCAAAAGTTGCGGTCTTGCTTGGCACGTCGATGTCTTTGTTGGACGTTTGACGAACACGAGCCACTGAACGGACAGGAGAGATTTCGGTGATAACCTGAATCAGCTCGTTGACGTACTCGGTAGGAGCCAAGTTGCCAGCGGTTGCGTCGGTACCAACGGTCAAAGCCTTTAATTCGGCGTCGTTCAGAGACTCTTTACCCTTGCGGATAAATTTGTCGAAAGCCTTGAGCTTGATGTCCACTGACTTAGAGTCAACGTCAGACGACGCGGGACGCTTGAGCATGGTTTCGATAGAAGCTAATTTAGCCTCGATCTGCTCTTCCTTGGCTTTTTGACCTTGGATAACGTTGTTGATCTGGTCAAACTTGGTCAGATCAGCTTCGATCTTTGCCAGCTTAGACTCGGTCAATGGGTCGGCTGAACCCTTCTGCTCGATTTGCGCCAAGCGCTCGTCGTTTGCCTGTTTGAACTGCTCGAAAGCGGTTGCCATGCCGTCAATAGCGGCTTGTACTTGGTTTTGTTCCATTTTGATTCCCCTTTAAGGATTTAGGATTTAAGGATAGAGGTTAGACGCGCAAGTGCGTCCAATACTTCAGGCTCTGCCTTCTCTCCTGCATCCCGCAGAGATAGCGCCTTGGCGACGGCGGATGCCGCGACCTTCGCTTCGGATCGGGATAAACTTCCTGCGTCTCGCAGTAATTCTTCCCATTCCCTGACGGTACGATCCGCACCCTTTACCGCTGATACCCGTGCGCGAGGGTTCATTGGAAAAGTGACCGCACTAATCTCTAAAAGATCGACCTCTTTGAGTAGGCGGCGCTTGCCCTTCTCGTCGTAGTCCATTCCTTTAGCGTCAACTCGATAACCGATAGACAGCCCGTCTAGGGCGCCCATTTTCATTAGTTCGTACACCTCACGACCGCGCTGTGTGCCCATAGCCAAGCGTCCTTTGACCTTGAGTCCACGAGAGTCCTCTAGGATTTCGTCAAAAACGCCGATAGGCTCGTCGGAGCGGTGTTGATATAGCAATTTGACGCCCTTGGCGCCTCTGCTAGCAATTGATTTGGTAAAAGCGCCGGAGACGACGACGTCATCGCCTAGGTCTTTATTGCCGAAAATAGAGCCATATCCGGTAAATGTTCCGGTTTCGTCGCCAGATTCAGCCTTGATCTCTGCGGCGACGTCAAAAGAGCCGGTCACAAAGATGTCTCGCTTTTGGCTTTCGTTTAGCTCGTCGAGGTCTTGGTATGTATCTGTCATCTGTGGTTCCTCATTGGATTTTCGGAAGCTACCGAGACAAACCGCGACCCTCTGGTCTTGGTCGGGATAGTCAGACTGCATTGTAGCGTTAGCCATGCAACGGGTCATAAAGACTGACTCTGACTCTCCCGATTTGGGTTTAGGTATTGGCATCATAGCCCCCGTTTATATTTTAATCAACATATTATTGAACGTATCAACCGCCCGAAGGAGTCTCTAGCAAAAATATGACTTCCTCTATGTCGCCGATATATGGCTCCATATCGTCACCCCATTTACTCATTAACTCTCTTGCCTTCTTGATGTCCTCGGGCGAGCCACGATCGTCAGAAAGTAGCGCAGTGACCTCATCCAATAGTAAAAAAATCTGATCGTCAGTAAGCATTTTCGATCAACTCCTTTATTATCTCAACAAAAGACGGGTCGACAATGTCTCTATTGCCATTAAAGTAGGCGGCGAAATTCTCGGCGAACCACTCTTTAGAATTAGTGTCCCCGTAACGCGATGGTGACATGCGGTTTTTTATTTTATCAATTCTGCTCTCTACGGGAGGTATATAGCCTCTATACCTTCCGCGTCCTATCGTATCGTTCCATTTTTCCAGATCAACCTTATACATTTGGTGTACATGGTGCCCGAACTCGTGATAAACCGTAGACCGGAACCTCTCAAAACCGGCTTCCCTGTGTTCACTTACCGACCACTTTCTGCCCAATTTGCTTCTATACCAGTCGTTATGGTCCGGTTTCCATAGTGAATTAGGTAGACCGCCGAAATGACCAGCGGCTCCTATGGCTCCTCTTGCACTCATGGATTGTTCATTAAATCCCATTACACCATCCCCCATAGTGGCGTTGGTTGTTTTAGAAGTCATCTTTCTCACGCCTCTCAAAGGCGGCACATTGAATAAGCGAGCTAGCTCTTCACAATCCTTAAGACATGCCGCAAGCGCCACCGAAACCTCGTCGCTGAACCTACTACTTCGACCCCATTCCTTGTTTGGATTACCTTTAAAACGCTGAGAGGTCGGATGGCGGGGGTCTTTTACTGAAGCCGCCATCATGTCGTCGATAATCTTTCGAGATTCCTTTGGACTGACGAATTCAACCTGAGAAACCGGCTTGAAAGCAAAATCTAGCTTAGGAGTCTCTGGCGCTGTCTGCGGTATTGGTGCAACGGGCGAAGTCTGTGGTATTGGCGCGTCATCAAAGACTTGATCGTCCGGCTCTATGTAGATCAACACACATCGGCAATTGATAACGTTCTTTGGTCCGCCTCGGTAGTCTCCGGGGTATCTCATCGAATGTCCCGTAGGCATTTGGAATTGATCATCTATGCCGACTTGGACTCCATTCATCACAGAATGATGCGAGCGTGTACGAGCGTCATTAGTGGCTACCCACTGTTTGAGGCTATTCGGCGGCATGAATTCCTTGTTCATCTCATGGTTAGCCCATGAGCTAGCGTTATGAGTCTCGGTCCGAGCGATAACGGCGGAGCGTCTGGCTGAAAACTCCCGCCCTAGAGTCTCTATGTCTTTTGCGATTTGGCGACGGGAGGCGCCGCCTTCGATGCCTAGGGCGATCGTTTGGGCGACTCGTCTTTTGGTGTAAGCGTCTATCTCTACGACATTTTGGGCGCCACGCTCTCTGAGATATTGAGCGGAGAGGGTGGTAAAGTCGTATTTGACTCCACGTTGATCTAGCACCCTTTGACCAAAAGTTTTGACAACCTCCTCATAATGAGGACGCATAATTGAGTCTAGTTCGCCGGAAAACCCGGACATCACAGCCTCGGTGTTGCCAGCTTGAAAGCCCGCCGCCGCGCTTCTAAATTGCCGAGTGAATAGCCGTTTAAGCCGAGATTCCAGCTTTCTCTCGAAGCCTCGCTTGATACGGTCGATCTGAGCCGCCTCCTTGCGAACCTCTATTCGCCGTCTCTCGGCTTTCTGGAGCATTATTCCGCCTCAAGTTGGTCCAGCTTGCGCTCTGCCCATTCTTTCCCGGCGTCACCGCCCCAAAGGTCCCACGCGATACGACCAGCGCTCGGGAAACCGTCTTCGCCACTGTTGAAACCCTGAGCCTGCTTGTCGACCTCATGGCGGGCGAAATAGGAATACATCCGACCAACCGTCTCGGCGGACAGCTTTTCCTTGTTCTTTAGCTGGACGGCTCGGGCTACACCGACAGACGTTCCGCCTCGGTTGTACTCTTTACGCCACTCTAGCGCCCGTGTCGCGTTACGAGCCATTTCGTCGGTAGGCGTTAAATCGACCGTCTCGATTTTCTCTTCGTTGAATCCCGCCATGATCGACTCGTACATGTCGTCTTGATCGACAGACTTGCTTGTATCGGTATCGACGGGTGACTGCTTGGCTGACCCCAGCGGGAAGAGATTAGCGCCGATATATATATCGTCACCGCCCTCGACATCACTTAAACCAAGACGCTCACGAGCCTCATTTCGGGTGATGATGCCCTCCCTAACGCCTGAGATAACATTCTCGTAAACGCGGCGGCGGCGTTCTGCGATAGCGGGAATCTCATCCACATCGTAGATAAACTCTAGCCCCTCGCCAAACTCCGGCAATAGCCACTCATTAAGGTCAGATTCGACACGTCGCGCTAGCGGAATGATGGTCTCTTCGTACAAAGCCAATCGAGCTTCAGCGACGTTAGCGTATGTCTGATTGTCCGGCACACCAACGAGCTGTGACGGGACCCCGAAGCACAAAGCAATATCACGAGCCGACATGTTTTTCGCGTTAAGAAAATCCATATCCTTCGGAGATAGACCCATTTCCTTCCAGTCAAAATCACCCTCTAGGAGCATTGTTCGACCGGAATTAGACGCACCGGCAAAACGGCTATCTAAGTCAGCGATGATTTGACGGCGTTGTTCGCCAGTCAATTGGACACTAATCCCAGACTTAGCGTCTCGTGGATTGAAGACTACAGCCCCGGTTGGACGCGCCCCATTGTTCATAAGGTTTACATTGTGGCGGGCGATCAAATTGTGTAAGTCGATGTCCGCCGATGCCGCATAGATTGGGGATAACCCGTAGTAGTCGTTAAGTGGACTCCACAGCTTGAAGTGCTTAACGTCGCTCATACCGTTGATGGCGTCGGCGTCATATCGCTGTACAACTTGCCCGTTTATGACGTATTCATACGCCTTTGGCATGTAATTGTTTGACGGCACAATTCGCATACGGTCCGGTCTGAACAGGTGTAACTCACTTACACCCGTTGCACCTGACTTAATCTTGAGGGCGTAAGAGTTTCCGCTGATCAAGAGGTAGCTATAGAGGGACTGGAAATACTCGACCGACGCCTGAAGTGGGTTTGGTCGATATAAGAGGCTTAATAGCGGGTGAGACTCTAGTTGTTCACCCCTTAGCTTTAGTTTGAACGGGATAGCCGCCGCACCTTGTGAAATCTCGTTCACGCATCGATAAACGATGGCGTTTTGCGAGTACCCCTCTTCCGCAAAATCAAGATATGAGTTTTTACGGGTGTGGTCGGTTCCGACTTTTTGATAAGAGACCGAGGCATTGCTACCACTAAATGACGGTAACTGCTTTGACTCTAAACTACCGCCCAAAGCGCGGATGATTGATTCTTTGATGCCCATTAGGAAATTCTCCAGTAAACCGTCCCGCTGGACTCACTTAGTTCGGTAATTGCCCAGACAAGGGCGTCCAGTCGATCAGGCGACTTCGCAGAGGTTTTTCCGTCGTATGTAGTCATCTGGTCTTCCAGTAAGGGGAAGTTACCCACATGGTGAATCTTGCCCTGTTCATACAAAGCGGAGACAGGCTCCGCCCTTAACATCTTTCCTTTCGTGGCTCTAACAGACTTGATCGGCACGTTGGGATCAATATCTCTAACCACCTTGCTAACTAAATCGCCGCCTTGGTTAACCTCGCAGACAACCCGATCGGCTCGATGCTCGTAATAACAGTCTAGGACCGTTCTCGCCCATTTATCGGCACTCATCACCCCGCTTCGGTCGTCGATGACGTAATAATGCCCATTTGCGTCACGCTGTGCCACGATGATACCAGTTTCATCAGAATTTTCGTTTGAAGTTACCGCCGGGTCAACAGCTACGACAGTTTCGACCATTTCAGGCAACAACGATCGGTCTTTGATTTTTTGGCTCTCGAACATGCTGTAGCTCCAAAGAGCCCCCTCTATGTCCGTTAAAACCTCCGCGTAAAGCTCTTGACGCCCCATCCGAGTGCCGTCGTACAGCTCCCTCAAGCTCTTTAGAGCCGATTCTGCGAGGTGGTCTTCGTTCTCAAAGGTGGAACCGCTTGTCATAACGACGTCACCGCCAGCTCTGTCAA